CTTAACGACCTGGCTGGACAGATCTCCCGCACGAAGCTTGATAAGGATCGCGAGAACAAAAGCATTGAGAAGCTTGGCAAGGAGATTGCGACACTTGAAGATCACACATGCCACACTTGCGGTCAGGCTTTCCACGACCATAAGCACCAACAGGTCCTGGAAGGTAAACAGGCTGATCTGGAGCGAGCGCGAGAAGCGTGCTCAGAACATACACAGCTCTTATCAGAACTTGAGGTTGCCCACACCGCCTTGGGCACGCTAGGTAAGCCTCCTACCATGTTCTATGATGCGGAAGAGGATGCCATACATCATAGAAGCAGCCTGGCTACACTAGAAAAACAGTTGACCGAAAAGCAAGTCGAAACAGATCCTTACGGTGAGCAGATTGAGGACATGCAAGGGCAGGCCTTGCAGACTGTGAGCTATGAACCCCTCAATGAACTAACCAGATTACAGGAACATCAGGAGTTCTTGCTCAAACTCTTGACCAGCAAGGATAGTTTCATACGCAAAAAAATCATAGAACAAAACCTAAGCTATCTCAATGCTAGGCTCACGCACTATCTGGATCGTATTGGTCTTCCACACACTGTGATATTCCAAAATGATCTCACAGTCAGCATTGAAGAGCTGGGTCGCGAGCTGGACTTTGACAATCTCAGCCGCGGCGAGCGCAACAGATTGATTCTTTCAATGAGCTGGGCTTTTCGTGATGTGTTTGAAAGTCTGTACCAGCCTATCAACGTGCTATTCATAGATGAAATGATCGATAGTGGGCTAGACACACAAGGTGTGGAAAATTCCTTGGCCTTGCTCAAACACATGAGCCGCGAACGTCACAAGAGTATCTGGTTGGTATCACACAGAGATGAGCTTTCGGGTCGAGTAGAAAACATATTGAAGGTTGTCAAAGAAGGCGGCTTTACCACTTATAACACGGATATAGAAATTGCGTAGAATCAAGGTCCTGCATGTTGAACCCACAGATGTGTGTCAGGCCGCATGTCCTCTTTGTGCTAGAGAAACCGATCCTGCATTTAGAAAGGATCAAAAACATCACCTACGCATAGAACAGATACAAAAACACTTTAGTGATCGTGTGATCGCCGGGCTAGACAAAATGTTCATGTGCGGCAATTATGGTGATCCAGCTGCTGGATATTATACCATGGATATCTACAATTATTTTAGAAAAATCAATTCTGACATCGTTCTGGGCATGAATACCAATGGCGCAGTACAAAGCACATTTTTCTGGCACGCTTTGGGAAAACTATTCAATCAACCCCGGGACTATGTGGTGTTTAGCATAGACGGACTTGAAGATACTAATCATGTATATAGAAAAAATGTGCAATGGTCTAAATTGATCAGCAACGCAGAGGCATTCATAGCTGCTGGCGGCAGTGCTCAATGGGACATGTTGGTATACAAACACAACCAACATCAAGTAGATGCCTGCGAGCAATTGGCTCGCGACATGGGTTTCAAGTGGTTCCGTGCCAAGGTCAGCAAACGCGGTTTTACGGAAAGACTGGAATTTCCTTTGGGCTGGCAGGAACCTAGGGTGGAAAGAGGTTCCATAAAATGTCATGCTCAACAGGAAAAAAGCATGTACATTGACGCACAAGGAAGAGTCAGCGCCTGTTGCTGGTTGGGATCAACGCAAACAAATTTTGTGCGTGACGATTTAAAAACTGTAAAACTTACCTGGCGCACCGACAATCCTCATCCGGTGTGTCAACAAACCTGTGCCAGTGACAAAAACAAAACTAGTTTTAGTGGGCAGTGGCAAAGAGAGGTTCCGCTGTGTTAGCCACCTGGCATTTTCATATCGAAATATCCAGCAAGTGCACCTTGCGTTGTCCTCGCTGTGCCCGGCAAGAAGTTCCCAGCACCTTGATCAACACCGAGCTAGATTTGAATTTTTTTCAAAAAAACTTCACTTCAGAATTCTTGCAACAGCATGTGGAAAAAATAACCTTTTGCGGTGACGACGGCGATCCTATCTATGCTCATGACCTGATTCCGGTGATTCGGTACATCAAGAGTATCAAACCTGTGACCATAGTCATAGTGACCAATGGCAGTTATCGAAAACCAGAATGGTGGACCGAGCTAGGATCGGTTTTGCAATATCCAGATCAAATACATTTCAGCATCGACGGATGGGATCAGGCCAGCAACGAAAAATATCGTGTGAACAGCGACTGGAACACTATCATGGATGGCGTACGAGCTTTACGGTCGTCCACAGATGCCTGGATGACCTGGGCTGCCATAGCTTTTAAATTCAATCAACACCACATTCCTTTTATCAAGAGCCTGGCCATTGATTTAGATTTTGATCGTTTTCAATTGACTCGTAGTACCAAATTTGGCAGCGTGTATCCGGCCTATGGCACCAATGATGATCTTGAACCCGGTTCTCAATATGTCAGTACCAGTCATAGATTTGAAAGAAATCTCTGGGATCTTGGAGATCGAGTGCTACAAGAACCCAGCATGGCAACCAATGTAAAATTGTTCAATCAAGTCAAACAACACAATTCGGTGACTCCGTTGTGTGCGATTGGCAACAAAGGTCTGTATATTGACGCACAAGGACGTCTGTTTCCTTGTTGTTGGGTGGCCAATCGCTACGCACATAATTCAGAATGGCGAGCCATCGCAAACAAATTTGATCTGCATCGTCGCAGTCTAACAGATGCATTGAGTGACAGTTTTTGGACATCAACCTTTCAATCCTTTGGTTGGCAAGAATGTCAAACAAAGTGTGCAACAATCAGGGTAGATGAAAAATATGCAACCGAGTGGTAAGATGATAAACAATAGTCCATGTCATGGTTATTCGAAGGCAAAACTATTGAGGCTTTACCCGAAGATTGTGTTGGATTTGTTTATTTGATCACAAATAAACTGACCGGCAGGCGTTATATTGGAAAAAAACTAGCAAAATTTAGCAAGACAACATACAAAACAGTAAAACTCAAGAGCGGCAACAAAAAGCGCAAACGAATACGTGGCAAAATAGAATCAGACTGGCAGACCTATTACGGCAGCAACGAACAACTAAATCAAGACGTAATCCAGTTAGGCAACGAAAACTTCACTCGAGAAATATTATACTACTGTAGGTCCAAGGCCGAATGCAGTTACATAGAAGCTAGAGAACAATTCTCAAGAGGTGTGTTAGAGTCGGATGATTGGTATAATGGACACATCCAGGTACGTGTGCATGGTAGTCATATAAAAAAATTAACTCAAAAAAATCTATGAAAACAATATCGGTGATAACAGATCCAGGTAAGGGAGGAACATTTCTCACATGGACCTTGCATTTTTTGGCTGGGCACCAACATTACTTTCATGCAAAAAGCAACTCTGTTGTGGATCTCACCAGTGACCCGCTGACCGATGTCAACGCTCACAACTTCATGCCAAATCAAGTGTCTAGCTCAAAAAATCTACACATCATTGAACAAGTTACTCAGCACAAGTCAAAAAATTTTCAAACATTGTATTTTCATAACGGTGCAATGCAGACCACAAACAACGGACTGGATAACAAAACTATTGCAGATAAACTTGTCAGCAACACAGACAAAATAATAATCCTGACCAATCAAGCAAAAAATTTACTATATGAAAAATCTGCTCGAAGCCGGGTGTTGCATCATTCTTTTAAAAATCCAGAGTACACTAATCAAAATGAACAAGAACAGTTCAATGACTTCATTGATTATTTTTTTCAGGACAGTATTCAACGTTGGGAACAACTGGATTTAAACAACCTATGGGATCAAAGAGAATTTCTGGCATTAAATTATTGCCATGAAGCTTTGTCGGTAAATGCCTATGTAGATTTATCAATCAATCACTTCAGCATGGATTGTTTAGAATGGTTTACGTTGGGCGATTCCTTGATACATGATCTTTTTGATTATCTTGACACTAAAATAGACCAAGATAGATTATGCCAATGGAACATAATTTATCAATCCTGGAGGAAAATACATCATCAACGATTGAGTTTTTTATATAACTTTGACAAGATCGTAGATTATATCATTTCCGGACGCTACATGGATTTGACAAGATTTGACTTAGACATTTATCAAGAGGCAATAATACAACACGAATTGATTTACAAACACCAATTAAATCTCAAAACCTGGCAACTAGAAAAATTCCTAGACACACTACAACTTCATAAACTTTTAGAACCCAATATTCACAAAATTAATTCAATACAGCACTTTGTTTAGTCGAGGCAGCTCGACTCCCATCGAGGAACGGTGAGATACCCGGTCTGGAAAACTTTGGGCGTGCAAGGCAAGCAGCTAACTTCAGGCAGCAAATGATCAAGGCACTGTGAAAAAGACACAACCTTGGCTCAAACAATTTGGGTCTATTCCGGATTGAGAGAGTTCCGTTGACACGTGAAGCTAGAGTAGGGGGTACCGGTCAACCGCCTCCGTGTGTAGCACATTATATACAAAATCACCCAATTTTGTACAGAATACGCCGCATAATCTCTTTAGAATAGATGACTGTTGGACTCGGATAATGCGA